AGCGATGTATAGACCTGCAACTACTCCTCTCAATCTTACTTTGGGGTTGGTGGCGAGATTACACAAAGATAGTCATTCTGAGTGTCCTCCTCACAAATTCCGTGTAGCTTATTGGGAGAAGATGGTCAAATATATCAAACTTAATTTTCATCTTTTCGACGGTATTGGTCTCCCTGATCATTTACCCACCATGAAGGATTGTGTTTTACAAATGGGAGCGAAAGGTCTCCGGATAGAGAATGCTTATTTGCGCGATCTGGACGGTACCCAAACTCAACTTAAAAAACATGTAAAAATTAAAAGTGATGAAACTCTTCCCGCCAAAATTGTCGTCCTGCCCGATGGCACTATATCTCATATAGTGAAACCCCGGATTATCATTGATCTCGATCCCGTAGCTCATTCCAGAACTACTCAATGGGCTCGTGCCGTCACTGATTGGATGCACCGTCAATTCGATGGAACCCACATGTTTAGTGTTGGGTATTTCGATGTGACTATTACCTTCGCAAGTGGTTCTACTGGAGCCATGCTTGATTTACTTGGGGATAGAATTGTAACTCCTTACAATACTATTTCTCGAGGAAAACCTCTCGCTCACATTGCTGTTGCAGGTGATGATGGGATCGTCCGGGTCACAGCCGGTCGATATGAGAAGATAATCGAAGGAGATTTTTCCCAATATGATCAATCTCAAGATGATGCACCTACTATAGTCGCTGCTATGGTTTGGTTGAAACATCTTGGTGTTCCTCAATTTGTGTTGGATGTGTGGTTTTGGTCAATCAGAGCCCCTTATTCCGGAAAAACTAATAAAGGTGCATTCAAAGTCCGCGGTTCCACTGAACCCCAGTTACCGACAGGTAGTACTAAAACTACCCTCATGAATTCCATGAATAATCTTTTATCTTACGTCATTTGGTTGGCTGAAGTTTCTGCTGAATCTTACCAACAAATTCTTGATGCAAGATTGCAAAAAAGGTTCCCTAATATGTCGGCTAGAAATATCGCATTTATAAACGATGTTGAACCTGCTCTTTCTCCTGTGTATCCAAAACGAGAAGACATTTTAACATTGCTTGACGCTTTACATCTAGATACTGTTTCAAATGATACGGTGTGTCAGTTTGTTGGAGATGAACTATTGAAATCTAAATCCCGTGCGGGTTTAGTTTCGGTAGCTAAAACTCTTGGTTTCACTCTGAAGAAAAAAGAGTGGGGCTGGGATTCTTTTCAACAAGCAACTTTTCTCAAAGGATTATGGATTCGTAATTTAGGTCTCGATTCCACAGTCTTTTGTTGGATGCCCCTACCATCTGCAGTTAACAAACTGGGAAAGATGCTGGACGACCCTTGCAAAGTAGCTCCTAATAGCTCAACCCCTTATGCCGCTTGTGCGTATATGATCGCTG